CTGCTTCTTTATGTTCCCAAATGTTTCCCTACTTTCAACAAAGGGCACCGTCATCCATACAGCCTGGGAGGGCTGATCTTTCAGACGTTGTTCATGTAACCTGTTATACTTGTCGACCCACATCTTTCTTTCGTGAGTCTTGAGCATTTCAGGCACACTATCCCATTTCTGTGAAACTAACTCCTTGATTTTCTCTTCCCTGTAACCAGGGACACTCATCAGTTTTCTTGTGACGAGTGGGAGAAATTCCAAATCTGTTGTGCTAGTGTACTCCGCTTGCGCCTTCTGGCGCAACCAGTCCCAAAGATATATGTATTCATCTGGCACGTCAGCCTTATGAGGCTTTCGATTCAGTGAATAAAATTCATATATATCTGAGTATCCACCGAGTTTATCTCGATGAATAACACGTACTAGCTTTGGAAAAAGAATGTTAAGATTTTCTTCAACATCCTTTACCCAACACAGACCATCCTCATCAATCCTAAGCCCGCTTGAAACAGAACGAGTGTTCGGAACAACAAGAATTTGACCGAGCGTGTTTTGTGCTGCGATCAACAGGAATCTGGTTGTACAACGGATTTCGTCTGGACGCCAGCGACTTAGCAAACCATTCAGCACCGTATAGTAAAACGCTGCCTTTTGCTCTGCTGTACTGAAATCTCCGAAACTACTATCCGAATCTCCGGATCGGCCCATGGGAGAATAGGGTCTAATATCCTTACCGTTGAGGTAATCACCTCCACAGCTTTCACGAAAGCACCCAGATAAACCGCGCGCTTCTCTTCCATTATCATCAGCTGAAGTCTTGCTAATGTTCATGTGAAGGCCAAGTTTTGCAAATACGGTCACAACATACTTATGCATCTGTCGAGGATAAATTAGATCATCCCCGTAAACGCTTATGTACTTGTTACCAATGCCTAACTCGTTCGCTATACTCATTAACAATGAGTAGAATATTATGGTTTGGAGCGGAAATGTGTAACCTTTACCCATAAGAAGTGGAGAGGCCACCTTAATTGGAACACCTCGATATTCCACCTCATGGACTCGATCAGCATCTATAACGCTAACCCAATCCGGGGCAACAACACACTGCAGAAGGGCCCAGGTAACGAAGTCTGAAGCTTTGACCATGTCACCTGTGACTAAATGTCCGGTTATACTAGCACGCTGGGCAACACGCCTATGTTCATGCTGTTTACGCCGTATATCTAATCCTGCATTAACCTTGAGACGGTCCATCATGACCCGACCAAGCCCATTAGAGATAAAACCTCCTAGGACTGTATCGGGGACAATTCCGCGACCGATCTCGTAATTCTTGGGAACTATTGTTAGATTGAGATGTTCGGTTAGTGTTATGCATTTCTCAACCCCAAGGGATCGAGCAAGAGTGATCTCTTTACGCATAATGGCTGCCAGTTGTACATCTTCTGTCAACCAAGCACCAAACCGGGCAATCTGACTTCGCGTGGCACTTAAATCTTTGAGGCGGTTGAACATATACGCCCTAGATC